GTAGAACGCGTTGCCGTCGGTGACGTCGACGTCATAGAACTTCGCCACGCCGAGTTCCTTCTGCAGCGCCTTGACCTGCGCCACATGACCCGCGCTGTAAGCTTCGCGGACCAATGCCAGGCCAGCGTCCTTGGCCTCACCCGGCGACATCGAGGGCGAATTCAAACCCAGTGCGTCATCGTCGGTATCGGTATCAGGACCAGCCTGATCACCACCGTTGGCAGCACCACCGACACCCACGGGACGATCATCCACCGGTGAGTTCAGTTTGGCCTGAGCCTGCTGAGACTGTTTAGCGGCACGGGCGTTCGCCGCGGCCTGCACGCGACCAGGCGACGGTGCCTTTGGCGGGGTCACATCCAGCGCAGCGGGTTCAGGACCAGTGGTCCCGTTGCCGGGCAGCGGGACCACGGCGGCGGACACGCCGACCGCTTCGAGCATCCCGGCGATCCGGTTGGTGAGCGTTGACCTTTCCAGTTCGCTCTCCAGATCGAAAATCACGTTAACCTGCACTTGCATTGATCTGGTCCCCTTGTAGTTCGGCGATCTCGTGGGCCTTGCGCCGGAACGCGGCCATGATCCGCTGGTCAAGCGTTCCGGGCAGGTAAAGGAAGGACGCCAGCACGCTGTCGCGCTGGCCCAGTCGATGGGCGCGGCAGATCGCCTGAACGTTCTCGCCCGGCACCCACGAGGGTTCAACGATCGCCACCTCAGAGGCGGCGGTGAGGGTGATGGCGGTCCCGGCCGCTTTGATCTGACCGATGAACACCCGCACGCTGGCACGACGCTGGAACAGCTCCACGGCGTTGGTGCGGCCCAGGGGCGAGGTCTCGCCGGTGATCACCACCGGATCAAAGTCGGCGAGGCCCCGGCGCAGATGCTCGATCACCGAGAGGTGCCAAGCAAAGAGCAAAATCTTGCTGGTCGACTGCAGGCGTTCGTGGACCCAGAGAATGGCGGGCGGGACTTTGAGTTCGCCCAGTTCGCGTCTGAGCGTGGCGAGTTCGCCGTCCGGCGTCTGCAGGGTCTTGAGCAGCTGATTGTCGCCGCCGGGCTGGGTCAGCGCGCCGAGGGACCAGACCAGACGGTCAGCCAGTGCCTGGGCCTGCGGGTTGAGCTGTTGACCCTTGAGGGGCGCGTCGAGCGCGATGTCCTGGATCTGCAGCGGCGGCAGCTCGGGCAGCACGTCATCTTTGCGACGCCGCAGGACCACCCGCGCGAGGGTGGCGCGCAACTGGTCCTGATGTTTCGAGCCGGCGATCTGGCGGCCGTAAACCGTGTCCCGATAACGGGTGAACCGTTCCTCGAAGTCCTGCTGGCTCATGCGCTGGCCGGCGCGGGGACTGCCGTGCGGCCACAGCAGGGACCAGGGCCACAAGGTGCGGCAGTGCTGCCAGAGTTCACCGGCATGGTTGGGCGTCGGCGTGCCGCTCAGCAGGATGACGCGGGCGGCGTTGGCCTGGATGCCCTCGTTGTCGCCACGGACGCCGTAGACCGCCTTGGTGCGGTTAGAGAAGTTCTTGAGGTAGTGGGCCTCGTCGATGATCAGCAGGTCCCAGGGATTGGCGTGACTGGCGAGCAGGCCCGGGACGTTGCTCTCGGTCGGGGACAAGTCGTCGTAGCCGATCACCAGGATCAGGGGACCAGAATAGGCCAGCATGCGCTGAACCTGGCCGGTGAGCGTGCCTGGTTCGACCAGGAACACCCGGGCGTTCCACAAGGGGAACCAACGCTCGATCTCGTCCCGCCAAACACGTCGGGCGCCCGCCGGGCAGACAATCAGGACACGCCGTGCTGCTAAGTGGCTGGCCGTGGTCAGAGCCTGGCGGGTCTTGCCCAGTCCCGGGTCGTCACACAGCAGGACAGCTTTGTGGTCCCGCAGGGAGGTAGTCAGCCAGGTGACACCCGCGGCCTGGTAGTCGCGCAATGGCGGGCAAGTATTAATGGTCTGAGCCACAGCAACAGACACAGTTGTCCCCTCCCCGCTATTTGTGGTCCTCTTTCGAGGACTACAATCGGGCCTAACTAGGGACCAATGTGTTGTGTTGTTTTTGTCGTGTCAAGCAAAAACTACAAACAACCTACATGATGTTGACCGTCTCTCCGGCCTGTCACCGCGAGCCGTCTACTGGAAGCACGGGCGGCAGTGGCTGACCGCCAAACGACGTGTGATCAAAGTCGATGCCGGCCTGTCGCAGCATCGCCTTGACCTGGGTCATCCACTCCATGGTCTGCTCGCCGAAATCCGCCAGCATACAGATCGTGTGAACCGCCGCCTCCAGCCGTGCCTCCGTCACCGCGCGACCATCTTCTGCTTCCTTGGCGCGGATACGCCAGCCCAGAGGCGTGTCCGGATCGAACCGGATGGCGCTCCAGGGGGCGTGCATCGCGTAAAAGAACGCGGCCTCATCGGCGCTGATCATCATCACAGCGCCAGCGTAGCCATATTTGGCGAACACCCGCTTGCAGTCGTCCAACGCCTTCTGCAGCCGTGGATCTTCGACGGGTCGGTTGTTCATGGTCATGACTGGTTGGCTCCAAACAGTGCAAGCAATGCCGCTTCGGCGCGGCCGTCGTCCATGGCCCTGGAGAACCGGCCGGCACTGGCCGGGAACAACCGGGCGGCGATCAGGCGGGCTTCGTTCTTGTCGGGACCAAGCCGGAAGGCCCGTTTCCACTCGTTGGGCGTGACCAGGCTGACCGGCACCCCGAGGGCGGCGAGAACGCCGCGGACCAGACCATAGGCCATGCCGAACGAGAACGAGCTGGTGACGCCCTGACCGGGCAAGGCGTGAACCCGCTCGATCCAGGCGCAGTCCGGCTCGAACACTTTCAGGGTGGCGGCCAGCCAGCTCTCGCTGATCTGCCGGCGTTTGGTCTTGCCGACCCGCACCGCGACGCTGGGCATGTCCACCACGATCAACGCCTCCAGGTCGCTGTCCCACATCGCCAGCGCCCCGGTGGCGCCCGGGTCAACGCCCAAAACGCGCATACTCTCAGTTCTTAGAGCGCGGACTGACGTAGACCTTGGTCCCCGGCCCGATGCCCTTTGCCAGCAGGTCCGCCATCTGCGCCTCAGTCTCGCCGGAAAAGATCAGCACGTCGAACGGTAACCCGACCTCGACGCCCTCGATCTGGATGAATGTGTCCATCGGTCCAGCACGGAACTTGTCGAGATTGCCGAAGCTCAATCCGACAAACAGCGTGTCTTTCCCGGTGGGACCCTTACCTGTCGCCTTGATCACGGTATCCTCCTGTTTACAGGGTTTTTGTTGTGCGGCGGTGGTCGCATTTCGTCGTGGTCCACCAGGAACTCCACGCATTTGTAGCCTTCGTGTTCGATGCAATACAAGATGGCGCCGAGGAACTTTGCCGGGATGCTGCCGCGCTGCTGCCACATCTGCACACGGTTGTAGGTCAGACCGTGTCCAGGTTGACGTCTGGTCAACAGATCCAACAGACCCTGGGGTCCCTGGAAAACACGAAACACGTGCGGCACGTCGATGGTCACCATTTCGTGATCCCTTTCGTGTAGGTTTTTGTCACATGTTAAATTCGTGAAGCTGAAAAGCCGAACACATTAACGCCTTGCTACCGGTGGTGTCACGCTTCGTATTACGGGGATAAGACATACAACCGGAAGGGTGCGGTCCCCGTCCTAGTTGTGAGCAAACCGGGGTAACACAACCGGTCTGCACCTTACAGATGTGTGACAACAAATTGTAGGGTTGTTAACACATTTTGTTGTGTTGCATACCAAATGTGCGTATACCAACAGATAACCAGCGCGAGCCAAACCGTCCGCGCTGGTCAGGTCGGTATCGCCAACAACCTAACAGATCCAACCAAAGGACACCCACACCATGCCAAGGAATGCGTCGCTGAAAAAAAGTCTGGACGACAACCACGGTGTCGTCTCAACATCCTCCCCACAAGACGTCACACCACAAAATTCAAGACCAGGGGAGGCAGACTATGTGTTGCCCAAAGGCTACGGAAAAACAACACAAGTTGTGGCCCGCCCCGAATATGCACCGTTCGCCAACGCCCTGCACAGTGCCATGCTGAAGCAGAAACTCTCCGCGTCCGAGGTGGCCCGCCGGGTCTGGGGGACCACCAAGGACACTAGGGGCTACGATGTAGCCCGCAACCGGGATCGGATCGGGCACTATTTAGCGGGGACCAGTTACCCCGAACCGGAGAACCTGCAGCTGCTGGCCGACGCACTGGGTTTGCCGATCGAGGACTTGGCGATCGATCGTCCGGCCCCGGTAGCAAGCACAGTCGTGCGTAGCGACCGAGACACTCAGCTCACTTTCCTGGCGGGTCATCTGAACAAAGCCCGCCTGCAGGTCGACCGGGTGCTGGATGCCGATCTCGCGCTGCGGATCGCACAGATGATCAAGGAAGCCGATCAGAAGGTCATGACGACGGCGATGCCGCCGACCGGGCGCTCGTTCGGCAAGCCGGAGCCAGAGTTACGCGGCGTCCCGGCCCACGCCGCCGTGTCAGCGCCAACGGTAGCCTGATGAGTCTGCATATGCGTGCTCCCTCGCTTCGCTCGGTCGCACGCACATGGGGATAAATCTGCTGACGCAGCACCAAGCCGCCGAGGTGATGCGCTGTTCGATCGCAAAGATCGCGCGGTTGCGGCGCGATCACGGGCTGCCCTGGATCAAAGGGCGCCCTGTCCTGATACCCGAAACGGAGTTCCTGACGTGGCTAGAAAGTCAAACGATCCGACAAGTGTCCGCACCAGCCGTCTCAAACAAAACGCCCAAGGCTTCTGGGAAATATGGTTCACCGAACAAGACGGGAGGACCGGTCCCGGCAGCTATAAAACCAAACGTATATCATGCCGCACGAAGGATTACGTTGATGCGCAAGCGGTCCTGAGCCGGTTCCTCGATGCCGAACGGCAGAACGCCGGCGCCAGGATGGGCTGCGGCGCGGCGCCCACGGTGGACGAGTTGTGTGCACGGTGGCTGGACCACGTCGCGCCGATGGGCAAGGCAAAGACCGGACGCTACGTGCTGGCGCCAGTCAGGAACCTCCTGGGAAAACACACGGTGGACCAGCTGACCGACGCAAGGCTGCAAGACTACCAGATGCGACGCGGCGTGAGCGCCGGCTCGATACGCCGTGAGCTGGGCGGTCTCAGGACGGTTCTCCGGTGGGCGGCGAAAAAGAAACTCATCGCCGGAGTGTCGGTGCCGGAGTTTGAACTCCCGCCGCCGGAGGGACCCAGGGTGGTGTTCCTGAACCGGGACCAGGAGCAATGGTTCTGGGACCAGGCCATGGCGTGGGGGACCACGCACCGGGCGCACACGCCCCTGGAGAGCGGGTCTCGGGTGAGTTTGTTCGTCGCGCTGGCGCTGGAAACCGCCGCGCGCCGAGGCGCGATCTATGATCTTACCTGGGACCGGGTGGATCTCGAACAGGGCCTGATCGACTACCGGGTGCCAGGCCGGCGGGTGACCAAAAAGCGGCGGGTGCAGGTGCCGATCTCGGATCGGCTGGCGCCGGTGCTGGAGGCGGCGTGGCTGGCGGCGCCGAAGGACGCGGCGGGGAAGGCCGCAGGACGGGTTCTCGGGGCTACAGGGTGCCTGCGGCGGGCGTTCTGGGTGATGTGCCATACGCTGGGAGTGCCGTGGGTAACGCCACACGTGCTGCGGCACACCTGGGCGAGCTTAGCGGCGATGAACGGTGTGAGCCTATGGGACATCGCCCAGGTGCTGGGCGACACGATCGCCACGGTGGAGGCGAACTATTTGCATCTCACGCCGGGGCACCTGCGCAGTGCGATCAATCATAAGACACGAACACCACTGACGACGACGGCGGTGACGGCGGGGGTGTCATGAGGGGTTTCCTGAAAGTCGCCGGGGCCATTGTGGTCCTGCTGGTCAGCTGGGTGGGGACCTTCGTGGTCCTGACCCTGGTGACGAACGACTGGATCAACCCGAAGCTGGCGCCGCAGAACGCCCTGCTGACGACCGCGATCGTGTTCTTCGGCTTTTGGTTCGTCCACACCGGGCGGCTGGCCCGGATGTTCAGAAAGGTTTGAGCAACATGAACACATATCGCCCGTCGCCGGCGCTGGACCTGCAAGAGTTCATCCGACAGGCCGAACCTGGCTGGAAAGAACAAGGCTACAAACCGCTGCCGTTCGGATCGGTGGCGCTGATCATGGCCATCCCGGAACACTGGGACTGGCCCGAGGTGACACCTGAACAGGCGCTGGCCGATCTGTTGGACATCCAGGATGCTCTGACGCAGATGATGGCCCTGGTCGACGAACGTATTCGTTCGTTACAGGCAGACAGAGCTAAAGCAGGACCAAAAGGAATAAACCAGTGAGTGACCAAGCGCGTCAGACCACGCCGGAACATGAAGCCTATGAACGCGGCTTTCGTGCTGGATGGCAGGCGCGTGGCATCGCAGACCAAACGCCATCTCCACTGTTGCCGCTATCGCCGCGGTGCTCCGTGTGCGGTCTGCATGGCGTCAATGGCTATGTCTGTCCCTGCGTCGACTGCCCTACTATGCCGAGGATGCGGATTAATCGTCGGTGACGATCGGGATGATCATCCCTGAATAAACGACCAGGGGCAGCACGTATGTTGCACGTGCTGCCCCCTCGTCGTTTTCGCGACACGACCCGCGATAACCACACCCCGAGGCAGGACACCACTCCCACCGCGAGCGGACGGAGCAAGGCCGAGGACCGAAGCCCGAGACCCTGACGTCAGCGCGAAATATGGCGCCTCTTGCTGCCGTGCACAAGCGAAACCCCCTTGCACGAGCTTGTGGGGCGGGTGCAGGTTGTTTGTCTTGCCAGTGTCATAACAACACCGGCCCGACGACACGACGCCGCCGCACCCTTTCCCTGATCGCGAGAAGGACGCCAGCGCATGAGCGCATCATCTGGCAACAGTCGAACTGTGCCCTCTGCCATCACCAACGAAATATTCCTGCGACATTTCTTCGAGGACCAGTGGCCGCGCGCCCTGATTGCCGGGTTCCCGGGCGATCCACGCAAGGCCGGGGACGCCAACTGGACAGCGTATCCCGCCACCATGCTGCCGAGCGAAGCGAGGCAACGCGAACTGAATATGTATTTCTGTCCCTCCCTGGTGCGCGGGACGAGACGCGTGATCGGCGGGTTCATCAGTCTGCATGTGCTGGTGATCGACGACTACGGGACTAAGGTCCCCGCCGGGATGCCGGAGAAGATCCTGGGGATTTTGCCCACATATGTGCTGGAGACCTCGCCCGGTAATTATCAGGCCGGCTGGAAGATCCATCCGCCGCTGACCGATCTGGCGTGGACCAAGGGCATGTTGGCGCGGCTGCGGGATGTGCTGGGCGCCGGGGACAACCTGACCGACCCGGTGATCTGGCGAAGATTACCGGTGGGCATCAACGGCAAGCACGGCACCTGGCCGACCGACCTGGGACCAGGACCGGTGCCGGGGCCGGGGCCGGGACCGGTGGTGTCATGAAAGACAGCAAGATCACACAAGGTGACTGGCAGACCATCGAGGACCGTCTCGGCACCATCACGCCGATCGCCGGCGGCACCGGCAGCGTGGCGATGCCGGACCCGGGCGAGATCGAGGCGGACGCGGTGCTGCAGGCGTTCAGGATGCTGGGCCGGGTGCAGGGCCACGGCCGTGGGACAACGATGGGCTGGGGGTTCGACGTCGAGTGCCCCTGGCTGGAGGACCACACCGACCGGATCGCATCGGGCGCGGTCTACGTGCCGGTGTTCCAGCGGTTCCAGTGCCATCACGGGCATTGCCAGGACCGCACGATGGGGGATGTGCGGGTGAAGCTGAACGAGCAGCTCAGGGCGGCGCTGGGGACCACGCTGGCGGCGCTGGAGTTCGACGACGTCGATCCGGCCCTGGTGAGCGGTGTGGCCGCTCAGACGGCCGCGCAGGCGGCGCGGCGCGTGCTGGCCAGCTGCGACGGCAGCGAGGACGGGCTGGCGCTGGCGTTCGCCGCCGAACACGCCGGGAGGTTACGGTTCGACCATCTGCGGCAGAAATGGTTCGTCTGGTGGGGCGCAAGCTACTGGCAGGAGGACGGCACGGCGCAGGCGTTCCGCTGGGCCAGACAACTGGCGCGGGTGTTTCGTCGGATGCCGGACGCCGCGGTCAAGGCACTGGGCAAGATCGCCGTGGCCGGCGCGATCGAGCGGGCGGCGCGAGCGGACGGCCGGCTGGCGGTGGACGGCAAGGGCTGGGACCCGGACAAATGGCTGGCTGGAGCGCCGGGCTGCGAGGTGGATCTGGAAACCGGGGAGAGCTTGCCGCCGGAGCCAGCCCATCTGATCACGAAGCAGCTCCGGGTGGCGCCGGACCGGGACCAGTCGACCCCGGTGTGGGACCAATTCCTGTGGGACAGCACGGGCGGCGATCTGGCGTTAATAATCTTTCTCCAGGCATGGTTCGGGTATTGCCTCAGTGGCGACACGAGCGAGGAAAAGTTCGTGTTCATCTTCGGTCCGGGCGGCAACGGCAAAAGCACCTTTGTCGGTGTGCTGACCGACATCCTGGGCGACTATGCCGTGGTCACGCCGGTGGACACGTTCATGCAGCGCAAGCACGCGGCGCACCCAACCGAAATCGCCCGACTGGCGGGCGTGCGCGCGGTGATCGCCAACGAGATCGAGGAGAACGCCACGTTCAACGCGGTGCGATTGAAAGAGCTGACCGGCGGGGGCGCGGTTGCCGCGCGCTTCACGCACAAGGATTTCTTCCAGTTCAAGCCGCAGTTCAAGGTGACCTTCGTGGGCAATCACCAGCCTCGTATCGTCAACGTCGACGAGGCGATGCGCCGTAGGCTAATCCTGGTGCCGTTCACCCAGACCCCGGCATACGCCGACGCCACGCTGAAAGACCGGCTGGTCCCCGAATACCCAGGCATCCTGGCGTGGGCGATCGAGGGTGAAAACCTCCGTAGGGCGATGGGTGGGCTGACGG